GAAGTCTTATTATCTATCGAGAAATGTGGGGAAAAGGAGTCGATAACGTTGAGCAAGCAACTAGAATCGCTTCAGCATCCGTGGGAGAAAATCCAATAGCGGTAGCTGACCCAAGCATTTTTAAGTGTGATGGTGGTCCTAGCATCAATGAGCAGTTCTCAAACGTGTTTGCCAAGTACAAGCACCCGCCATTTAGAAGAGCTGATAACGACCGTATTTCAGGCTGGTCTCAGATACGACAACGGTTAGTCGCTAAACCTCCGTTACTCTACATTTTTGCAACTTGCCCATACCTCTTAGAAACTCTACCATCCATGTCAATAGACAAAAGGCATCCAGAGGATATGGACACAACTGGTAATGACCATGCTTGTCTAGTTGGTAATACTTTAATACGCACCGATTCAGGTCTTATTCCTATTAAAGACCTTTGCGGTAATTTTTCAGTTTTTGTTTTATCGCACGATGGGTTTTATCAAGAAGCTTGTGGGTCACTAACACGCAAACAAGCAAAAGTTATTACCCTTACTTTTGACGACAATTCGCAAGTAACCTGCACTTTAGATCATAAGTTTCAGCTAATAGACGGATCGTTCAAAAAAGCGTCTTTGCTTACATCTCAAGATCTGATACGCTGCGTTACGCATGAGAGTTACGGTTATTTCAGACACGTGCCAAGAGTTCGACGGGGTAAAGTATTACCGTTGCGGGCATTACTTTTCATCGCAACAAAAACACGTTCGTGGCTCAAGAAGATTGCACAGAAAGGTTTGGGAATACTTCAATGGTGCTATTCCCAAGGGGTTTCATATTCATCACAAGGACCACAACAGAGCCAACAATCAAATAGAAAACTTAGAGTTGTTGGATGCAAAAACGCATCTATCAAACCACATGACGCCAGAACGCAGGGAAGCTGCCAGAAAGAATATAATTGCCAAAGCACAGCCAATTGCAAGACTTTGGCACACATCTCTTCAAGGCAGGGAATGGCACTCCGAACACGCCAGAGCAGTAGCAGCATCAATTCCGATAATTACAAAAACTTGCGAGTTTTGTGGGACAGAGTTTCAAACAAAAAAACACATGGATTGGAAAACCAAGTACTGTCATCAAAACTGCAAAATGTCTGCACGTCGAAGACGGTTAAATCCATCTCTCATACCGAAACCCCGCAAGATGTCTATTGCTTAGTTGTCCCAAGTACAAGTACCTTTGTTCTGGGTAATGGTGTCGTGTCTCATAACTGCGACGCTTTACGCTACCTCTGCAAAGCACGGTTAATTGACTCCAAGTGGGAGCAACCAGCACAGGTTTTCAATAAAGGTGTAATACAGATTCAGAGCTACATCGAAAAGATTAGGGCGAGAAACGCAAAAAGTAGAATATGAAGAAAGTTGCTAAGTCACTTGTAAAGAAATACTCGCCTCGCTGGTGGAAGCAACAAATCACTATCTCTGAAGACCGCCGCAAACGCTTTATTCAAGACTCAGAAGAGTCAATACGGGTATACAACGCCCAAAAGCAGATAGATAGCCTAAAGGACGCTCAGCGCCGCTTAAACGTATGGTGGTACTGCATTAACACCTTACTTCCTGCCTATTACAGTTCTACCCCTAAAGCCGAAGTAAATCTAAGAAAACGCACAGGTGGCATACCCTACGAGCTTGGTAGCATTATCCTTGAGCGTAATACCCAATACTCAATGGACTGTCATTTTGACTTTGACAGAATTGGATATAACGCAGCTTTGCAGTTTTTGCTTACTGGACAGGCTGTTTTGTGGGCTAGGTATGAGCCTAAGTTTGAGACTGTATTTCAGCAAATAGCCGTTATACAGAACGAGGACGGCTCTTATTCTGACGGCAATGGTAACGCCTTCACCGATGAGTTAGAAGACATTACCGAGGCTCCTGGAGGCTTATTACTGGCGTCTGTGAAGGTAGAACAGAAGGTAAGTGAGCGAGCAGTTTTAGACGTAGTGCAATACAATGATTACTTCTGCTCCGATGCTAGAAACGAGGCAGAGATTGAGTGGCAGGCAAGAAGAGCGTTTCTTGATAGGGACCAAGCCGAAGCTTTGTTTGGTGAGGAAAAAGCTGAGATGCTCAGTTATGACAGTTTCCCAGAGGTCATTAAGAAAGAAATCGCTAGAAACGAGGACAAGTACGACGGCAAAGCTGAAGTATTTGAAATCTGGTGCCAAGCTACAAATAAAGTCTACTGGATTCAAAAGTCAGGCGACCAAATCCTAATTGATGAGACAGAACCACCAATTAAGTTTGAAAAATTCTACCCTTGCTCAGTTATCCGTCAAAGTCTTGACCCAGATAGCGTAATTCCTGTCTCAGACTACGCACACGTTAAAGACCAAATCCTAGAGGTTGAGCGGCTTACTACCCGTATTCACGCAGTCACTCAGGCTATTCGTACTAACTTTGCGTATGACTCAGCTATGGGTCAGACCATCGAGCAAATTTTCCAAGATGACCTTAAAGGGGTTCCTGTTAACAACTGGACGTCGAGCCAAGGTCGTGGCGGTCTTGCCGCTGCTATGAACTTCTACCCCGTAGAACCATTTATTAACGCTCTAAACGTCCTTCAGGGCGCACGACAGACAGCACTCCAGCAGCTTTATGAAACCCTAAAGGTATCTGACTTATTGCGTGGCACTTCAGAGCAGTACAAGTCAGCTACGGCTAATAGACTAGAGAATCAGTGGTCGTCACTTGGTCTTATTGTTCGGCAGAACATGTTCACCAAGTTTGTATCCGATGCCATTAGTAACCTTGGCACAATTATTGCGGAACAGTTTGATGACCAACGCATCCTAGAGATAGCAGACGCAGACGAGCTTATTGCTCCAACTATCTACCTTCCACCCCCACCGCCTCCACCGATGGGTCCAGATGGTATGCCATTAGGTGAGCCACCTCTCATGCCTGACCTGGGGCAGATGGTGGAAATAACTAAGATGCAGATCCTTGGCATCCTACGGGACAACAAGATGCGTAATTACCGCATTGAGATTGCTTCTGACTCAATGATTGCTATCGACCAGCAACAGCAGCAGCAAGAGGGTGTAAACCTTATTCAGACCGCTGGTGGTTTCTTTGACCAAATGAGAGGTCTTGTAGACCAGTACCCGCCATTAGCTGAGTTTAGTATCAGCTTCTTTCAGAACATGATTAAGCGCTTCAAGGGAGGCAAAGAAATTGATGGTATCTTTACTAAGGCTCTTCAACAAATTGCGGAGATTGCTAAGGCTAAAGAAGAGGCTGCGAAACAGCCGCCGCCACCAGACCCAACCATGCAAGAAGTACAGGGGCGGTTGCAAATTGCACAGATAGAGGCTCAAGCTAGGCTGCAACAGGCACAGATGGAAGCTAATGACAGAGCTGTCCGTAGCCAAATTGAAGTGCAAAACCAGCAGCTCAAAGCCCAACGTGATCAACTTGATGCTCAAATCTCTGTTCAAAAACAACAGGCAGATGAGTACTTTAAGCAACAAGAATTGGCACTTGCTCAGCAAGAGGTGCAAGTTAAGCAGTCAGCCGTTCAGGTTGATATGCTTAAAGTTCAGTCCCAGGCGCAATCGGAGTCTGATAAGGCACTCATTAAGCAAGAAGCTAGTCAGATGCAAAGCATCATTGAAATACAAAAGCTTGAGCTTGAGCAGATGCGTATGCGCCTATCTGAGTCAGAGAAACTCATGGAAGAGCGTAGACTTGCTTCGGAAAATCAGCTTGAACGTATTCGTTTGAGCATGGAAGCGATTCAAACTCGACCAACTGAACAGCCTAAGCAGGATCAAAAGCCGATAGTAATACAAAACATTATTCCTAAAGCTGGACGACGTAAGGGTATGATTGGCACAGACGACATGGGAAACACTACGTTATCAATTCAAGACGACGAAGATGGAAATGAGGATTAGTTATGCCAGGTGCTCCATTTCCAGGTGAACAACCTGAACCAGATCCAGCACCAGATGGTTCATTAGGGCAGGACACTAATTATGTTATTACCGCAGGCAATTTAGCGTTATTAGCCAACGGAACGAAGTCCAGTTTGCTTGCGGTGTCTAATTTAGGCTCGGCAATTACTTCTCGTATTAACTCAACACTAGACCTTATTGAAGCTCTAACCGGATTTGAAACGTTTGTAATTGATGCTAGTTCGTTAAATGACTTGGCAAACACTCAATTATCAGACGAGTTAGTTGTTGCTAACGTGGGCGATTCTGACTTTGTTCGGGTAGTAATTTTACTAGGCGAGATTACGCCAACTGGTGCGCCAACTATCGTACTAACTAATGACACTGTGGGTTATGAATTAAGTGTACCAACTACAACTAGCGAAAAGCGTTTAGTTTTTGATAACATTCCCAGTAGCTTTGTAAGCAGTTTTTACGTCCAGAACAACACAGGCGTAACGCTCGCATCCTGGGGCAACAGTATTATAGTAATTCCGTTATAGAGAAACGATGCCAACGATTACTTCGACAGCCAACATTGACCAGGTGACTTTCACCTCCTCTTTCGGCAACGAAGATGTAACCATCAATCGTGGAGTTACTGTAACGGTAAACTCAGACAATTATCATGCGCAATGCAGTAGAGTTTGGGGTACAACTGTAAGCATCAATGGGAATCTCACAGTGGATGCTCGTGAGGTTTGGTGGATTCCGTTTGACGCTTCAAGCGGTAATATCCCAGCGCTCCCTACCTTTGGAACCAACACTGTAACAGTTGGCGGCACTCCAGTCGGAGAGTTTCTTGGTATTTGGAGCGACATTGGCGTAGCAGTCCCAATGGTAGCTGGCTTTACGATGCCCACTACCGGCTATGTCAAACTCCGCAGGAAAGTAGCAAACATCGCAGACAATGACGTTTTAACTTTTGCCAACGGTGCAACCGCTACAGTCAATAGCGCAACGGGTGGACAGCGAGGGTGGATAACTTTTTCGGGTCCAAAAATTCAAAACTTTGCTATTACCCACAGAAGCTCAGTAACTCAGTTTTTGGGCGATTGGTTCCAATTAGGTACTTGTAATGGCACCGCTGGTCAGACCATGCAGTATTACGTCAATGATGCTATCCCAGCAATTCAAGTAGAAACTGGCGCAGGTACTGGCATTTATGAATGGTGGTGCGCAGTAGGCAACAGATCACACTTTACAACTACTTGGTTTGACACCTCGACTCGTTCAAAGGTTTTTGATGTAACGGCAAATGGCCTGATAACTTTTAACGGTGTAGGCGGGACAGTAGGACAACTTCCTCCAAATGGCGCACGAGTCAGAGTTCCCAACATTCACATATTTACTTACACAGACTTTGGTTCTGGCTCGGCATTGTTTTATGGCCGTCAAATGGCTGGCACTATTACTTGCACAACCAGCTCAACGACCGTAACGGGTGTTGGAACTGATTTCGATAACAAGTTACTCGGTACTCAAATTCGCAATACATCAGGCGTTTTGATTGGAACGGTTTTAAGTGTTGCTTCAACAACATCATTAACACTAACAGCAAATGCCGCAGTAGCAGTAACAGGCGGTGGCTACTCAACCAAAAATGCA